ATTGTAAAATAAACAACCTAACAAAGGAGTAGTATGAAAAAAGTTTTATCTATTGTAGTAGCCTGCGGTTTAGTTTTTGCAGGGTATTCAATTATTCAAAAAGAAAACAAGGAATGCATTAATGTTTTTGTAGACTATCCAGGAGACGCCGTGGATGCAACACATTGTGTTAATTCAGATTTTCAAGCAAACGCATTAGATGTTTTATTAAAAGCTGGATATAAAATAGAAGGCACAATAAAGTATGGAGATGCAGTAGTTTGTAGAGTAAATGGTTTTCCAGATAAGTCTGTTGAAAGTTGTGAATCTATGCCTCCAGCAGAAGCATATTGGGCAGTTCTTGTAAAAAATAAACAAGAAATTCCTTTTCCTAAAAATGAATGGGGATGGGCTCAAAAAGGAATAAATGAAACTTACCTAAAGCCAGGAGATCACCTTGGACTAGTGTTTGCAGATAACGGGGAGATTAAGTTCCCATCATGAAGTTAATGATTCGCCCAGTAAAAAGAAACATTTTGCTGAATACTAAACAAAAGTCTTACTCTGGGCCTATCATTCAGATATTTTTAAATTTAACCGCTCTCTATATTGCAAATGAAATTACAGTAGATATATGGAGATCCCTAACTGGGCACTAGACAGGTTGTCAATATTTATTTATGGTAGTATAATGTAATTGGGGTAAAACCCAAAATTCCTGGGCCCAATGCTCAGAAATAGGAGGATCTAAATGAAAAAAGATCTTAAACAGAATGGACTATTAGAAATGCAAGAAAAAATTCTAGCAGCACTAGCAAGTTATGGTCGCCACTTTTTAGGTGCGGCAATTGCCTTGTACATGACAGGTAACACAAACCCTAGAGACCTTTTGATGGGCGGAATCGCAGCTTGTGCCCCCGTTATATTGAAAGCGTTAAATCCAAATGAACCAGCTTTTGGATTCACCAAGAAGTAAATCTTACTCGATTAGGATAGCTCCTATGCTAAAATTGGCATAGGAGTTTTCCTATTTAGGAGTACTAGCAAATGGCAGGACAAAAAAATTGGGAAGTAGATCAAAATACAACCCACACGTTTGAAGCAATTTATCAAGATCAAGATGGAAATCCCATAGATCTAACTGGCGCTTCTGCAAAAATGCAAGTCCGTGATTTAAAAGGCGGAACTAAATTAGCTTTTACCCTAACATCGCCATCTGGCGGAATTGTAATAGACCCCACTAACGGTAAGCTAACAATTAAGATGACACCAACACAAACAAGCAAGTTATTTTATCCAAAGTCATCATATGACATAATGGTTACAGATAGCAATTCAAATAAAATAAAACTACTTGAAGGCTTTATATCTCTTAGCAGATCGGTAACCATCTGATGGCAGAGCAAGTATTTATATCAGGAGTAAAAAATCAAGTAGTTGTTAATTCCCCAGGACCACAAGGACCTGCTGGAAGAACAATATTAAATGGCTCTGGAACACCTTCAAACAATTTGGGTATAACTGGAGATTTCTATTATGATATTGTTACAACAAAATTCTATGGACCAAAACTTAATGATTTGTCTTGGAGCAATGCCCAGCAGGTAACATTAGTTCAGACTCCAGGAGAATTTGCTTTTTCTAGCTCTTGGTCTTTACAAAATCTTGTCTTATCAGCAGGAGTGTATTCTGTAGAAATAACACACAATCTTGGATTTAGCCCAAACGTAACAGTAAAAGCTAGTTCAGGAGATATCTTAGAAACTGAAGTAGATTACAACAGTTTAAATAAAATAACGCTGAGAATGGCTCAACCATTTTCAGGGACAGCATATCTGTCATAAAGGAGAAACAAAATGGCAAGACAATTTGTAGTAAATCTTGATCTAAATAAAAATGAACTTTTAAATGCTAGAGTTCAAAATTTAGCAAGCGCACCATCGTCACCAGTATCAGGACAGATTTATTTTAATACATCAAATAATATTTTATACTTTTTTGATGGAACAAACTGGATCTCAACTTCTGGTTCATTAGAAGTAATTCAAGACGCAATTGGTGAATATGTAGTTGGTGGGCAATCATTAACTGCCTCATATAACGACACCACTGGCGTAACAACAATAGACTTAGACAATACCGCTGTTACAACTGGTACATATGGTTCAATTACCAAGGTACCAACATTCACTGTTGACCAGCAAGGAAGAATAACAGCAGCAAGCGATACCAATTTAGTCATCCCGCTAGATACTCAAACAACAGGAGATTATGTAGCAACTATCGTTGGAACAGCAAACGAAGTTACTGTTTCGCCAAATAGTGGACATACATCTGCAGTAACAATCGGATTGCCAGACAACGTAGAGATTACTGGAAATCTGCAAGTTGGCGGAAACTTAAATGTTATTGGAACCGTTAATTCTGTAAATACAACACAGATTAATATTGAAGATAACAAGGTAAAGCTTAACAGCAATGCAACAGGAGCACCTACTGCAGATGCTGGAATTGTTGTAGAAAGAGGAAGTGCCCCAGACGCAGAAATTCTTTGGGACGAAACCGCAGATCAATGGAAACTTGGTAGCACTGGAGCGCCTTATCATGCAATTGCAAGAAAATACTCAGAAACAATTGGAGATGGATCCTCAACTGTTTTTCAAGTATCTCATTTCTTAAATACAAGAGACATAGCAGTTACTGTTTATGACATATCAAGTAAAGAAGAAGTTATTGTAGATACAACACACTCAACTTTAGATATAGTTTCAATAGGATTTGCTGTAGCACCTACGGCTAGCCAATATAGAGTTGTCGTAGTAGGCTAAAATGTCTAAAAAGGTTAAATCTTTATTAAACATAGTTTCTCTTGCTTCCGATCCGCAGGGAAGCATGGGAGACTTGTTTTTTAATTTAACCGAAAGAGCTTTAAAAATTCATGATGGAGATGCTTGGGTTTCTTTAACCAGAGATTTATCTTTTTTACCACATACACATGACTATGATGGCAACACCCACACGGTAGACATAAACGAATTAGATTTTACAAATATAAATGAAAATTCAATAATTGAAGAACAAAACCCTGTTATAATTGGGTATGACGGCGGAGTCCCAGACTCGCAGCTAAATATAATAAATAATGCAGTAACAATGGATGGTGGCACAATTGGCAACTAGTTTCCCAACAAGCTTAGACACTTTAACAAACCCGACAAGCACAAGCAGTTTAGCAAGTCCTTCACACTCAGATCAACATATAAATGCCAATGATGCTATCGAAGCACTTGAAGCAAAAGTTGGTATAAATGGATCAACAGACGTAAACTCAATTCAGTACAAAGTCGCAGCGGTACAGACAACACTTTCAAGCTTGTCTAATACCACTAACGAAACAGTTACTCTTTTGGGTCTTGAAGGAAACAACGATTTAACTGTAAGTGATATAGAAAACAAAACAACATTAGATACATTTTCAAAAACAGCTTTCAGGACAGTAAACTATCAGTTACAGCTTTCCAGAGGAAGTCTTTATGAAACATCAGACATTGTAGTTCTTAATGATGGAACCGACATAAACATCTCGCAGTCAAACATTATTTCTAACACAAGTAGTTCTCTTGCAAATGTTACATTTGAAGAAAATTCAGGTATAATAGGGCTATGCGTAACTCCAACGAGTACAGCAGTTACTGCAAGATATATTAGAACAGCAATAAAAATATAAGCAGTAAAAGGGGATAAAAAATGGCAACAGTAGTAAAAAACTTTAGAATCAAATCAGGTCTTGTAGTTGAAGGCGCAACAGGTACAATCAATGGCCAAAATATACTTACACAAACAGGCGGAGATGCCTACATCCTTAACCTTGTTGGAGGAGCCACTCTTGTAACATCTGTTGAATCAACACAGATGGAAGTTATTGCTGGAGAACTTAATATTAAATCTGGCGTATTTGACGCTTCAGGTTCCGCAGCAGCAGCACAATCTGCAGCAATTTCTGCAGCAGCATCAGATGCAACAACTAAGGCTAACGCAGCTCAAGCAGCAGCAATTTCTGCAGCAGCCTCAGATGCAACTACTAAGGCTAACGCAGCACAGTCTGCAGCAACCACTGCAGCAGCATCAGACGCTACAACTAAAGCTAACGCCGCTCAAGCAGCAGCAGAAGCAACAGCAGCATCCGCTCTTTCATCTGCAATATCAACAGAGGTTTCAAATCGTAATACAGCAATTTCAGGAGCAGTAAGTACATTAGTAGACGGCGCACCAGACCTTCTTAATACATTAAATGAACTTGCAGCAGCAATTAATGATGACGCTAATTACACAACAACTATTACAACAGCTCTAGGAACAAAAGCTCCTCTAGCATCACCAGCATTGACTGGAACACCTACTGCGCCAACAGCAGCAGCAGATACAAATACTACTCAAATAGCTACAACAGCTTTTGCTAAAGCAGAAGCAGATGCAGCTCAAGCAGCAGCAGAAGCAACTGCAGCATCAGACGCTACAACTAAAGCTAACGCAGCACAAGCAGCAGCTCAAGCAGCAGCAGAAGCAACTGCAGCAGCAGCTAATACAGCACAGCAAAACGGAACTACAGCATTTACATCAATTAATTACAACTCTGTTGCCAAGCAAGTTGCAGCAACAACTGGAAATATTGTAACCGCTGCAGCAACAACTGCTATCTCATGGGCAGCAGCAGATTACAGAAGCGCTAAGCTTGTAGTTAAAGCAAAAAATGGTAGCCACACTCAGGTATCAGACCTAGTAGTTACACTTGATACTTCTAACAACGTAGCAGTTTCTGAATATGGAATTACATATTCAAACGGAACAGAGTTAGCTGCAGTAACTGCAGATTATTCTGGCTCAGATGTAAGAATTCGGGTAACCCCAGCAAACAATAACACTGAAGTTGTTGTAGTTGGAACATTAATTAAATAACTAAATAAAGGGCCAGGGGAGAGCCTGAAATCTCCCCAAAAAAACAATTAGGGGATATGTGAACTTAAATGGCAACAACAGATAAAAACTTTAGAATAAAGAACGGACTCAATGTCGCAGGATCTGCCACATTCCAGTCTTCAGTTATATTAGGAACAACCCCTTTAAGATTCGATACAGCATCAAATAAATTACAAATTCAATTAGATAATGCTTGGGTTAACGTTGCACTTGCAACAGATATCCCAGATCTATCTGAAGAAATTTCATTTATGGACCTTGGTCTGGCAATCGATTATGATGGAGAACCTATATACACAGTTCAGGCCAACGGAGTAGACAATTCAGGCACAACTGGTGTAGCTAGTGGTGGAGATCCCTCTACCTCTTCATTTCAACTTGTTTTTGATTCAGGTTCAATAGCATAACAAAAAAAAATGATATAATATATCATAACTAAAGCAGTAAAAGGGGAATAAAATGTCAACAGTAAGAATTCAAATTCGCAGAGGTACCGCAGCACAATGGACTTCAGCAAATCCAACTCTAGCCGCAGGAGAAATGGGCGTAGAGTCAGATACTAGAAAAACTAAAATTGGAACAGGTTCTACTGCTTGGACATCCCTAGCTTATGCAAACGTTGTTCCTTCAGATTTAACAAATACACTTGGAGACTATCTTGAGGTAGCCGATAGAGGCGTTGCCAACGGAGTTGCATCACTAGATGCACAAGGACAGGTGCCAATTAATCAATTAGGAAATGTAATTGACGCAGCCCCTGGAGTACTAGATACTCTTAACGAGTTAGCAGCAGCCATCAATGATGACGCAAGTTTTGTAACTACAATTAACACTAGCATTGCAACTAAATTAGCACTTGCTGGCGGAACAATGACTGGCGCTATTGCAATGGGTAATAGCAAAATCACAGGTCTTGCAACACCAACAGCAGATTATGATGCATCAACTAAGAAATATGTAGACGATATTCAAACACAAACAGTAGCAGGAATTGCAACACACGCTGCCGTTAGTACAAACGTTCACGGAGTAGCAGACATGGCAGCATTGTCAACAATGAACTATGTAAATACTGAAATTACTGCTCACAACAACGACACTACATCTGTACACGGAATTGCAGATACATCAGTATTAGCAAATCAAACTTATGTTACTGGTGCAGTCGCAGCAGAAGCAACCGCTAGAGGTGCAGCAATTACAGCAGAAGCAACCGCTAGAACAGCAGCAATTACAGCTGCCGCTACTACAGCAGCAACAAATTTAGATACCCACACCGCAGATACAACAAGCGTACACGGTATTTCAGACACTTCATTACTTGCACTTAAGTCAGAGGTTGCTGCAGTAACAGCCGCATCTCTTGGATTAGGTAGCGTTACAAATACATCAGATGCCGATAAGCCAGTTTCAACAGCACAGGCAACAGCAATATCTGCAGCACAAGCAGCAGCAATTGCAGATGCAACATCACAAGTTAATGCAGTAATTGCGTCAGCACCAGGAGCACTAAATACTCTTGACGAACTAGCAGCAGCACTTGGAGACGATGCAAACTACGCAGCATCAATTACAACAGCATTAGCTGGCAAAGTAGATTCATACACACCAATTGTACAGAAAACAGCATCATACACACTGACATCTCTTACTGAAAGAGACGATTTAATTGAAGTAAACTCAGCATCAGCTGCCGTAATTTCAATTCCAGAGGATGCAACAGTAGATTATCCAATAGGAACTTCTTTAGATATTCTTCGGACAGGTGCTGGAGAAGTATCAATTGCAGGAGTTAGCGGAACTGTTACTGTTAACGCAACACCAGGATTAAAGTTACGCACCCAGTGGTCATCTGCTACTATCTTTAAGAGAGCAGCAAATACTTGGGTCGCTTACGGAGATCTTAAAGCTTAATTTAAAATAATTAAAATATAAAGGGGATAAAAAAATGGCAAGAGGTAAAAAAGCAGGTAAGATATCACAGTCAGCAAACGATTTTCTAGAGCCTAAAGCTCCAGTAATTAGTTCTGTAACAAATGTTGGAACAGATCGTCCGTTTGGAAATGGAGCAGTTGTTGTTTCATTTGATCTTCCAGCAGACTCACCTGCAGCAACATCCTATACAGCATCAGGATACTGCAGCGTACACTCCACAACACACACAGCCACTGGAGCAAGCTCCCCTTTAACTATCACTGGATTTGGCTCAAACATAACTTCACCAATTACAGTAGTTGCAACTAACAGCGTAGGGTCATCCCCAGCGTCAGCATCAGTAACTTCACCAACAATTACAACAGTGCCTGATACAATTCCAACTCCGTCAGCATCAAACAACGGAGCACAAAACAATACTGCTTCTTGGTCAACACCATCAGACGGCGGAACAGCAATTATTGATTATTATGTAGAAGATAATGGTGGAGGCGGAGACGAAAATAAGACCGTAGCAGTTGGAACAAACAGCGTATCTTTTGCAAACCAAAACAATGACTTTGTTTGGAACTTTAGAGTACGGGCTAGAAATGCTAATGGAAATGGAGCATTTTCTAATTATTCAGGAACTGTTACAACAACAGCATTTAGCTTTGCACCGTTTGGTTTCACCCCGTTCGGCTTCACACCGTTCGGCTTCACACCTTTCGGCTTCACACCTTTCGGCTTCACACCAGGAAAATCAATTGGAGCAGATACATTAATTCATTCAAAGGTTCCTGAAGGTCTTGTGTTAGCTCACAACGTTTCTGCAGGAGATATTTTGTACTCAGCAGCAATTGATGATTTGCCAATGGACGGCGTAGGACTAGAAGAAATTATTGAATCTTGGTCATCTGCTGCACCACAAATTAATACTGATATAGAAACAACAGTTGTATCTATTTCAGCAAATATTGCAATGACCACCTATGTAATTAACGGAAATAAATATACAAATACTCACTGGGTGTTAACTAAAAGAGACGGAGTAGCAAGATTTATCTCAGCAAATGAAATTGTAGAAACCGATTTAATTTACTCTCCAACATTTAGTGACTGGCAGCCAATTATTGAGCTAAGAGTTTCAGAAGGACCAGAGTTAGTTATTACTATTAACACAGAACCTTATGACGTATTCTTTACAGACAACTCCTTAGTCCACGACTCAGTTAGACTAGACATAACATCACCTAACGTTATTACTGAGCCAAACCAAAGCGTTTCTGAATCCCTAGAGGTACTTTACCAGCAATGGAAAGACTCTACAGCAGGAGACACCGACCCTACACCAGAGGCCTAGTAAATAAAAATGCTTAATTTAATTAAGCATATTTATAATATGGGATTTGTTGGTGCAAAATCAACAAAAGGTTTTATCTTTCCAGTATTTAGAAAATATCCTAAATATATAAAAGGATCCTGGATTCAATGGACGCTAATGCAAGACATCCATGGAAACAGGGGTATTGAATGCCTTTATCTTAATAATAAAAATCCATCTGGGACATTAATATTTTCTAATTTTATAAATAATGACTATCCTACTTCATGGATAGATATTTTAAATATACAAGACGATAAAGAAAGAAATTGTAAGGATGCTGTAGTAAACAGAGTTTACTGTCAGCCTTTCTATAGAAGAAAAAAGATAAATATTTCATTAGCCATATTAGGATACACTGTTTGGTGGGCAAAGTATAATGTTAGAGTTAGACAAGGTCTTTCTGCAAGTAAAGCTGCTTCTAATATGCAAAAACAATCAGCTAAATTAATTTTGGCATTAAAATTTAAAAGATCTAAAAATAAAAAAAATGAGAATGTAGTTTTGGGAGAATCAAAAGAAATTATTCTAGAGCAAGATCTAGAGCATTTTAAAGATCCTATTTTGCCAGCAACTTGGCATTCTCTTAGACCTTACGAAAAAACACCAAATGAAATTTTAGAGAAATAAAAATTATGATAACAAAACTAGAAAACATTAGGAACGAATTCTTATATAAACAATATAAGGATATGGTTGACTCAATGTATGAAGAGATAGGCTCTGCAAAATGGGGAGTTAGAACAAAAATCAAAACAAAAAAAATTTCTTTGATTGATTATAGAACTTTTAACTTTTTTGGAATGTATCATAAAGAAATATATAAGCTATACCTAGAGATATCTAAAGTTGTCAAAGAACAGTGCCAAATAAATAGCATAAATTTTGAAAAGAATTATTATTATTTATTAGGAAATATATTAGATCAATCCGTTAGTGAGTTTTTGGTCACAACCCCAGATAGAACAAGATTAAATTTTTCTGGCGTGTATGTAATTAAAAGTAATGGAAATAAAATGATAATTAATGACAAAGAAACAGATACACCAGAGGGCACCTTGATTGTATTTAATAAAGGAGATATAATAGACTTTTGTGATACAATAAATAAAGACAGTATGTTTTTGTATTTTTCTGTAGCCACGCTACAAAATTTACACAGACAGTACTATCAGAAATGGATACCGTTAGCTTAATGAAAATTGAATTTCTTCCAAAATATAGAGGTCTTGAAAAGATATTTCCACAACCTCAATCAGTATCCTCATTGCTCCCAGAATGGTGGAAAAAACAAAAAAGCTATTTAAATGACGACACATCCGTTCACAGCGGTAACATGCTTTTAACAGTAAAAAAATGTCAAGCAGTTTTTGACTCTATGACTTTTGGATATTATTTGCTTTGTCCTATGGATCTAAGTATAGATGCTACTGGAGACACATTAAAAATTGATATTCCAAACGATACAAGAGAGTTCCAAAAATTTTTATTGGCCCATCATTTATCTGAACAAATTCAGGAGTATCCTATACCTAATAATTTTCACAAACAGGTTATAAGAATACATCCAATGTGGGTTGCCAGAACAGAGACGGGGTATAGTTGCTTGTTTGTAAACCCAATGCACGGATCAAAGAGCCCCTTACAAGCCATACCAGGGCTAATAGACACCGATAAGTATGTTTCTGATGGATACCTATCCTTTTTTGTAGAAAAGGGATTTAAGGGAGTAATTGAACAAGGCACTCCAATTGTTCAAGTTATTCCTTTTAAGAGAGACGACTGGGAAAGCTCTCTTAATAAAGAAAAAGATTCCGATACTCAAATCAGAGCCCAGCAACTTTCGGTTAGATCGGTTTTTAGAAACGGTTATAGGAAAAAAATGTGGTCAAAAAAAATATTTCGATAAACAAAAGTTTTCCTATATTAAGGGCACCCTTTGAGTCAAATTCCTGGCTAGAAATGTCTTCAATGAGCTTTAAAGATATTTTAAAAGAGTGTAACGTTTTTTACGATTGGGCAACCTGGGAACAAGTTTTAAAAAAATATAAAGACAATGTTTTAAAACCAATAAACCTATATGTAGATAATTTTGGGATTAAGCCAGAGGTAGAAGTAGTTTCTAAAAATGAAATTAATTTAATATACAAGAACTACTCAGACATTTTATGGCAAGGACACCCCACAAGTAATAAACAAATATCAAGTATATTTTATGCATCCGAAAAAGCTATGGTCAGGCAGTTTTATCCATCGTTTTTGTCTGTTGAAAGCTTTAAGGAATTGTTAGACCAAAATGATTTTAAGCAGGCCTCTGATAGAATTTTTAAGATATATGTTCCTTGGATTATTGATTGTTCTGCAGAATACAGCATAAAAAACATTCAAAAAGACCCAGTAATCTGTATTATAGAGAGCACTGGAGTCTTTGAAAAAACCGACAATAATGATATAATAAAGGAACCAACTTTTATAGATTTTTGTTTTTTATCTAATGGAAAGCAAATAAACCTAATAGAGAGAAATACTCCACTATTTTATATTTCTATAAAAGCTACAGAAAAGGTTATTCAAAAAATTATTAATGAGCAATAACAATTTAATAATCAAATTTACCCCAGCAGAGGTTAATCTTAGTTTTGAGCCAAAAGACTATGCGCCACCATCTCCTGCAATAAATAAATTGCCAGAGTGGTATAGAAAGCTTTCTAGGTTTCAAACATCTAATGATTTGTCAAAGTTGTTCCCAGTAAATGATAGAGGCACTGATGGTAGTGCTGGTTCTACTAAATTGTGTATGCCATTTCTTGATTCCCTATCGGCAGGTTACATGTTCTGCTTAGAAGATGATATCGAAGTAACTTTAGATAAAAGCGGTTTTCCTTCTATTAAAAATACAAATAATTTTATGTTGGTAGATAAAAGAAATATGGTCGAGGTTGCAGTTCCACACGAACACCACCCTATGCATTATGGATGGAAAATACCTTGGCATTGCGAAACTCCCCCAGGATATTCTATTTTAATTACACACCCACACAATAGGCACGACCTACCCTTTACCACTCTTTCTGGAATTATAGACTCTGACGATTGGAACGCACCAGTATTTACAGCATTTTTTTTAAAAAGAAACTTTATGGGAACTATTAAAAAAGGAACTCCCATATTCCAAGTTTTTCCATTTAAAAGAGAAAACTGGGAAATGTCATTAGATTACTCTAAAGAAGATATTGTGCAAAAAAAGATTAAAGAAGAAAAAAGAAGAATATCAATATATTCATACTATAAAGACTTTGTATGGAAAAGAAAAAACTACACAAGGAAAGAGGAATAAATGGAGTATATATTGTCTGGAAAAAATAAGCCTAGTGGAAAACCCCACAAGTTTTTTGAAAGAATTTTGGACAACGACTTAAAAGAGTTGTCTTTGTTTTTACAAGATCAATATTCTAAAATTGAAAATTTAAGCATGAAAGGAATTACCGAGGTGGGCAAATCGGATTACTGGAAAGAATCTGGTAGCGTATCTACAATAAAATGGAGAGACTATAATGTTTTTCAATTCTATCACCCAGGGATATATAATTTGTATAAACATCTGTCCAGCGTAATTAAAGAAGCTTGCTCTTATTATGAAATTGATTTTGATAAACAAAAATATATGGTTCAGGGATGGTTTAATATAAATTATTCAGAAGTTGGAAAGCTCGATTGGCACGATCACGGAGGTCCTTATGCTCCATATTTCCACGGATTCTATTGTGTAAAAGCAGAACCGTCAATTACTTATTATAAAGTTTTTGAAAAAGAAACTGAAAATCATAATATAGATAACAGGATGATTGTTTCAGAAATGGGTCACCCGCATGCTATGGGTAATTGGGACTGGGAAGGTCCTAGAATTACAATTGCCTACGACATAATGCCATTGAATTCTATTATTGAAGCAAAAGCAAGCCCTCAACACTGGATACCACTATTATGAAAGAAAAAAAAGATCAGAGGTTTTTTGAAAGAACTTTAGATAATAATTTAGAAAATCTTTATAGTTTTTTGTTAGAAAAAAATAACGAATTATCTGAACAGGCTAGTAAAGAGCTAGGAGAGGGCTTAAATAAAGCTTTAGCTCAAGATCCAGGAATTCTTGATGCTATTGCTACAAAAAATAGTGACAGGTATAATATTTGGGAATTTGACAACCCAGAAATAAAAAAGTTAAAAGAAGCTATTGCTGACATGACAAGAGAAGCTTGCGAGTACTATGGCTATAACGACAATTCGTCAAAATTTATTACCCATGGTTGGTTTAATTTAGATAAAAAAATAATTAACAACGGCCATTCGGTAGACCCAAGAAAAGACAGTTCGTTTTTCCACGACCATATGGACGGTTCAGGATTTCCACAGCTACACGGATTCTATTGTGTAAAAGCAGAGCCTTCGATTACTTATTATAAAATCAACAATAAAGATATTTTTGAAAATATTAATAAAAACAATAGAGCTATTTTATCAGAAACTGGCAACCCACATGGCAGAGACGACTGGTACGGGGATGAGCCAAGAATGACAATTGCCTATGATATTATATTAGTTCCAAAGGGACCAATGAATGAAGATAGTATTTTTACGGATCTGTTTGAATGAAAGACATAGGCGTAGTTTTGTATTCTTTTCAAAATAAAGATTTGATAAGTATAGTTGAAGAAAATATAAAAAACGCTAGTGGTCTAAACAATTTATTTTTTTATATAATTGATCAAAACAATATTGATAGAAAAAAAAACTTTAAATCTAGATATCCAAATGTAAAAATTTATTATAAATATGTGAAATGGGATAGCATTAAAAGCCCAATTTTGCATAAACAAGAAGGGTATAGGCTTTTTAAAAAAGAATACTTTTTGTTAATCGGAGATGGAGTAAGTCTAAATAAAAATTGGGATGAGGATCTTATTCAAAAAATAGAATTTCTTAGCCTAGAAGGAGAATGTGTCTTGTCTGGAAACCATGAGATAGTCCCATATTTAGAAAACCCATTCATTATTTCATATAAAAAAGAACCTATTTTTCAAGATACTTTAACAAAATATATAGACAAAGATTTTATTTTTACAAAGTCTAAATCTTTTTTATATAACAAATTGCCAGGTTATTTAAAGTACCATGGAGAAAAAGAGCACCTATCAATATATTTTAATTTTATAAAAATTTTTGCCATGCCTACAAAATTTTTTAAGAATGAAACAGTTGAGCTAGATAAGATTGAGTATTTACCTTTTTCTATATATCACGGCTATAATGAGTTTTTGGGTAAATGGGGATCAAGCACTAAGAGTTTGTTTGGACTTGAAGTATGCAGCCTTCCGTTTTCTGGAAATGATGTTTCGTATGACCCCTCTGGCTCTTTAACAGATAAAGTCGGCGGAGAAAGATATCTAGACTTTAAGGGAGTAATTAATTAATGAAAGGAAAACTTATAGTTGGGGGATTTAATATAGGAAATTTTAAAGATACCCCTCAAAGAACAATAGAAGCCATATATTCCTCAGACGTTATTGTTGCGGAGCACGCAGAATTTTTTGATTACTTTTTAGATATTAAAAACAAGAAAACAAACGCAGAGATTATTAATTATCTACCAGAGTTAAATAATAAAAAAGATATAATTAAAAAAATAGTTAATTATATTTTTGAAGGTAAAAACGTTTTGCTTATAGTGCAAGAAGGAATGCCATTAATTAATGATCCAGGATTCGAAATAGTAAAAGATGTAGTCGAGTCAGGCCTAAATATAACAGTTATTCCTGGACCAACAGCCCCCATTTCAGCCCTATGCGTATCTGGCTTCTCATCAGACAAATTTATATTTAATTCAGATATCCCAGAAGATCCCATAGAAGCATTAAAAATATTTAATGAACTAAAAAATGAGAGCAGATCGGTCATATTTTTTGATAAAACAATAAGCATTAAAAGAAATTTATTGCTGTTATCGGAGTCAGTGGGAGGACAAAGGCGAGTCTGTATCTGTATAAATTTAACAAAAGAAGATGAAAGAGTGATTACTACACAAATTAATTATATGATAGAATGGGTTAACTCTTCGGGTTTTGAAGAAGTAAAATTAAGAGATTCAAAAATTACGTTAGTTGTAGAAGGGGTAATAAATTGAGCAGCATGATAAAGATTGTAGAAGACTTTGTATCAGAACAAGATGCACTTTCTCTTATGGAAGAAATGAAATCGCCGTCAAAAATAAACCCTTATCCAGAATACTATAAAGACAGAAATGGTGGCACTGCTTTTCCATACAACAATAGAGTTATGGATATCCTTAAAAAATATTCAGTGAGAGCAAATCACATTCAGCAAGAGTTTTTTAATTTAAAAGACAAGGTGGTTGTTACCAAAGCTTTTGGCTCGTGGTGGCAGCCAGGACAAAGCGGAAGTCCTCACATAGATGCAATTGAAAAAGAGCCTTTTATAGAATATAGCACCGTCATTTATTTAAATGATGACTACGAAGGCGGAGAGATCTATTTTCCAAAACAAAATTTTGAACATAGACCCAAGTCTTTATCAGCTATTTTTTTCCCAGGAAACAAATACGAATACTTACATGGAGTAAAAGAAATAACTAAGGGAAACAGATTTACTGCACTTTATATGCAATCTACAAAAGTAGATTTCGCTGACCCAGACTTTGAGGTATTGTAATGAATAGAGAAATTCTCTCACTTGGAATGGCTTACTATAAAAATATAATACCAGATCCAGCATCTTTAATTAAAAAAATTGAAGACTTAGAAATAAAAAGAAGCGAGACTAATGGGTATGAGTCCTTGTATGTTAGAGGGTGGCAGCCATGGGACTACGACCATGGTGGAAAAGAAAAAACTGTTTTTTGCTGGCAAAAGTTTATACCAAAATCTGAAGATATTCCAAAAGATGATTTATTTTATAACGAGCAAAAAGAAATATCAGATGTATTATTTGGAGCACTAGAAAAAGGATTACAAGATTATTTTTCTATTTATCCATACTCTCAAAAAAATATTAAATCAAGAGAAAAAACAATGCACCTTTTAAAATATAAAGAATCTGGGTTTTTACCAGCACACTCAGACCACGGAATTAGCAGCAGAGTTTTATCGGCATTACTTTATTTAAACGACGATTACGAAGGAGGAAATATTAAATTTGAACACGCAGGGGTAACTTTAAAGCCAGAAGCAGGAAGCTTATTGTTTTTCCCTTCCAATTATATATACGTACACGAGGTTTCTGCAGTAACTTCTGGAATTAGATATGCTCTTCCAAACTGGTACCATAATAGATCTAAGGCTTATTATTCGGATGGCACAGAATGACAGTTTTAGTAGTAGGAGCAGTCAGAGGAATAGGAAACGAAGTTGCCAAAAGATTAGTGTCTTTGGGTCATGATGTTATTGGAGTTGGAAGACACATTAGGAATTCCGACAATACCGATACATTTGAGTATATTCAAACAGACATTGTTGATAAAGAAAAGCTAGAAGATTTATTTAACACTATAAAATCAAGGAATGTTGTTATTTCTGGAATTGTAAATTGTGCTGGAGCATACTGGCCATCGCCTGCTTATGGAGAAATTTTCCCACAAGTAGAGCAAATGATGAATGTTAACATTTTAGGTCCTTACAATGTTATATCTAAATTCCTTGCGCTTGTAGACCCAAACAAGCATACTCCTGTAATTAATATATCTAGTTTGGCAGCACATAGTTTAAACTCAGAGTCTATGTATTCAGCATCTAAAGCAGCATTAGAAACCTATACAAGGTCTTTGGCTAAACAAGTTTGCGGTACTGGAATTAGGCCAAACTGCATAGCCCCAGGACCAATAAGAACTAGATTTACAAAGTTTATGCCAGAAATTTATTTTCAAAATTTATTACTGGGTCAAGTTATTCCAAAGGAATATACGGTAACCGATATAGCAAATCTAGTAGAGTTACTTTTTGATGAAAAATCATCTAGCTTGTCTGGTCAGGTTTTTCACGTAGGAGGATATTAAAAGTCCTTGATGGTACAATTTAATCATGTCGTATAATCTTAGAGTTTTATCAGACAACCCGCTGGCTTTTTGGCCAAGCGGAACAGATGATATTTCTGGATTCGACAACCAGGTATCAATAGTTGGATCGGTAGATAATACAAATTTACCACTAGTTATTGGTGCAGAAAACTCTTCAAAACTTTCTGGTACCGCCGCCATTACCTACATAGATATAGATGGAATTGCGACTAAAAATTTTTCCGATGATCAATTTTCTATAGAATGCTGGGTTAGGGTAAATACTACCTCTTCTTTAGAGATACCAATTGTGGGAGACTCTTCTAATGATATAGGACTATTTTATAAAAAAGGTAATATAGTATTTTCAATAGGTGTAGAGTCTATAGAGTACACAGTTCCTTTTTTAAAAAAATCTTTATATATAGTTGCAGTGTACAATAGAAATAAAATTATACTGTATATAGATGGAAAAATAGAAGCAGAGAAAGATCTGTCTAACTTTTCTTTTTTAAATGAATCTATTTCAATAAAGTCGGGACCAGTAAACAATAGCTTAGACTATATGCTTTTAAATTGTGTATCATTTTACAGAAATTCTTTAACTAAAGATCAAATTTTATCTCATTATTTAGAAAATAAATCTTTAAGCCCTACTCAAATAGTTTACCCAGATCAAGGTAATTTTTTTGAACTTACAGATAAATCAATTTCAGCAAAGTATTCCTATTCCTATCCAGCCAATAAATCATGGCAGTATTTTATTAACGATAATAATTTATATTATAACTCTCAAAAAGAATTTATCGGTGTTGTAAAGGGAAACGGAGATTCACAATCTATTGTTATTGAGGATTTTATTACAATTCCAAGCGGACCAGAGATGAACTCTTCAAGAATTGAATGGGACGGGGATAACGGAGTTTCTGTTTCAGTAAGTGTCGATGGTCAAAACTATCAATCTTGCGTTAATGGACAACCGATACCTCAGTATTCATTAAGCTCTTTTAGTCAAACAAGAAATTTATATATTAGGGTTTATTTTACAACATCAGACGATAGCGTGTACCTGCCATCCTTAAAATTTTTATCCATAAGCTTTTACAATAATCAAAAAATTTATTCAAAAAATTCCTCTAATTATATAGCCAGCCAGCAAGACATCCCTGTAAGCAATAACAAATATGAAATACTTTCTACAGATAACAGAAACGGCATCAGCTTAAAAAATCTTTCATCGTTTTATATAAATACGACAACCCCAACAAAATCGATAGAGTTTTTTTATACCCCGTATTCTATTCAAAATGGAGGCCTAGTAACATCCTCTAGCGTGGACGGGTACAGTGCAAGTAGCCTTACTTGGTCAAGCAATACAATATCTAAAAGCAATATATCCAAGATATACGTTAATGGGGTAGATAAGACAAGCCAGACTAATATAAATAATTTGTTTTTAAAAGATTCTCTCTACCACGTCGTTATTGTTTTTGAAAATAGCATATATGGAGAAATTTCTATTAATAAATCTAGCGTTTTGGGAGGGCAAAGCCTATATCAGAATGTTGCTATTTATGAATCAGCCCTGAGTGCCGAAAAGGTTCAGGATCATTTTAATAAATATATATCTTCCCAGGGTACAATTATTGAAGATCAGCTAGCAAAAATGTCAGAACTGTCGGTTGATTATTTTAATTCTGACTGGATAGTGGTACAAAATATTTAAATATCTTTAGGATATGGCAAAAATCTGGACTTTATTTTGAAATAATGGTAAACTTAGGGAACAATGGATATAAAAAACTTTAAGCAAACGTCTGTAGAAGAAACAACTCTAGGTATATATGTCTGGGAAATGCCTGACGGAAGATGGGTTGGAGACGATGATGGCAACTATCTTTCAATTACCTCATTAAAAGGAAATAGATCAAGAATTGATGCTCTTGCAAGAGAAGCCAGATCTTATGGAATTCATGAAGGAAGCCCTTTATTTTTATCAAATAGAAGGAAGATAGATGACGAAGAGTTTGATCATCAAAAACAAAGATTACAGTGGGGCCTAGTTCCAGACTCTCTAGACGTTGGAAACCATAAAGATGAAATGAAAGCGCTAAGACAAGGAAAAAATAAATGATAGAGTTTTTAACTGAAGACAATAGTTTTGTTCAAAACATAGACATTTCAGATTCATCAGATTTTTCTAGATTTCACAGCAAAGAGCCAGTTCTAGACAGCGATCCTTTTAATATAACAGAAGTAGAATTAAAAAAGGTTCAAGGTCTTGGAAATAATTTTCGTAGAAAAATGTCTAGAGAGTTATCAAAAAGATTTGTCGGACAAGACGGAACAGCCACACAGCAAAACCTTATGCAGCAAGCCGTTACTGGTTACGCAATGTTTGACCTGGTTGAGCCAACATATAACATGGAATATCTTTCTAAAATTTATGAAATTTCACCATACAACTATGCAGCAATTAACGCAAAGGTTGCCAACATTGTTGGACTTGGGTATACTTTTGTTGAAACAAAAAAAGCAAATGATGCTCTAGATAATATTGAAGATCAAAAGCAATTAGATCGAGCTCGAAAGAAGTTAAATAAGCTTAGACAAGATTTAGACGCTTGGCTAGAAGAAACCAACGAAGAAGAAACTTTCACAGAAACATTAATAAAAGCCTATATTGACCTAGAGGCAACTGGAAATGGATTTATTGAAATAGGAAGAACAGTTGCAGGTAATATTGGATACATAGGACACATACCAGCAAAAACCATGCGTGTTCGTAGACTAAGAGACGGATTCATTCAGCTTCTTTATGGAAAGGCAGTGTTCTTTAGAAACTTTGCAGATTTAGAAACACCAAACCCAATTGCAGATGGATCAGATAGACCAAATGAAATTATTCATTTAAAGAAATACACACCAATGAACAATTATTATGGATTACCAGATATTGTTTCTGCACAAAACGCAACCGCAGGAAATGAATTTGCTGGTAAATATAATTTAGACTATTTTGAAAATAAAGCCGTACCTAGATATATCATTACGGTTAAAGGAGCCAAGCTTTCTCCAGAGTCGGAACGTAAACTTTTAGAATTTTTCCAAGTTGGATTAAAAGGAAAAAATCATAGGTCCTTGTATGTGCCACTTCCAGCAGATAGCCCAGATTCAAAAGTTGAGTTTAAAATGGAGCCAATTGAAGCTGGAACACAAGAATCATCATTTAACGTATATCGTAAATCTAATAGAGACGAAATTCTGTTAGCACATAGAGTTCCAATAAACAAAATAGGAGTTCCAGAAGGAATAAGCCTAGCCTCTGCAAGAGACGCAGATAAAATGTTTAAAGAGCAAGTTTGTAGGCCAGCGCAAGACATTTTAGAGAAAAAATTAAATAGAATTATATCAGAAAAAACAGATGCAATAATTCTAAAGTTTAATGAATTAACTCTAACAGACGAAGACACTCAGTCTAAAATTGATGAAAGATATTTAAGAATGCAGGTAATAACTCCCAATGAAGTTAGAATTAGAAAAGGCATGATTCCTAGAGATGGTGGGGATCAGGTTGTGGATTTAAAAGCTCAGGAGAAATCTGAGCAAACCGCACAAGCCCTAAATTCTAGAAAAAGAACTCAAGAAAGATCTGCCAATTCACCAGATAATTCTGGGGAGGGCAGAAATGAAAAAGGTGGGGGAAGAGTCACCGAATAATTATTAGGCAACCAGTATTTGCCTTATATACAATAACGTTATAAAATTAGGCATATGAATATCGAAAAATCTTATTGGTCCAGCAATGGAGATAATATTAGCCTATCGGTCCCTTTTACAAAGGTTGATCGAGAGAAAAGAACCGTATCTGGTTTTGCTACTTTAGACAACGTAGATCAAACAGGAGACGTAGTTACAGCAGAGGCAAGCATGAAGGCTTTTGAAAGATTTCGTGGCAACATCAGAGAAATGCATGGCCCTAACGCTGTAGGCAAAATGGTTTCTTTTAAACCAGAAACATTTTATGATGCAAAGTCAAATGATTTTTATAGCGGAGTGTACGTAGATGCATACATTTCAAAAGGCGCACAAGATACATGGGAAAAGATTCTAGACGGAACACTTGCAGGATTTTCAATTGGTGGAAAGATTAAAGAATCTGATAATGAAGTAAACAAAGCAACTGGACAAACAGTTAGATTTATTAAAGAGTATGCTTTGATGGAACTGTCAGTAGTAGACTCTCCAGCAAATGAATTGTGTAATATTTTATCTATTGAAAAAATGAACGGACAATTAATTTTTAAAGGAATTTCTACAAACTTAAAAACAGAAAATATTTTTTATTGTGAAGACAGCGATTCCGTATTTATGTCAACAGACGCTGAATTCAATTCCCCAATAACTGGCAAGCAAGCAAGTTTAATTGGCTGGGTAGAAACTGATGATATAAACAAAGCAAAAGAAATAGAAAAGATTCTTGCTTCATTTAAGAAGTCAAGATTAACGTTGCCTGAAACACAAACAATCGCAAAACAGGCAAACGCACAAGGAGGTAATGAAGTGTCAGAAAACACAGAAACCGCAGTGGTTGAAGAAACCGCAGCAGTAGAAGTAGAAGTTGTTGCAGAAGCAACAATTGAAAAAGCTATTACAGAAGACGTATTAGTAGATGCTTCTGCCGAAATCGTTGAAAAAGCAACAGACATCTCTGATGAGGTTGTTGTTGAAAAACCTGATTTTGCAAAAATGTTAGGTGATTTAAAAGGCTTTTTCTCAGAAACTCTAAACAAAGCTTCAGAAGAAAACGCAGCACAAGTTACAACTATTAAAAATGCAGTTGAAATTTTAAGCAAAAGCGTAGAAAGCAAAATTACAGAGTTGGCAGAACAACACTCAGAGCTCAGCAAAACTGTTGAGAACATCAGAAACACGATTGATGGAGTAGAAAAGCGTGTCGATGCAGTAGAATCAGAGACTGCAATTAAGAAGTCCTCAGACCTTGGCGGGTCTAGGGAAGTAAAAGTCCAAAAATCAAAATGGAACGGTTCTTTTCTCGGTTCAATAAACGAACTAACAAAGTAATAAACAAGGAGATATAAATATGAGCAATGAAACATTAGAAAAAGCAATTGCAGCAAATACAACTGCAACAAGTACTTTTGCATCCACTACTGGTGGAACAGGTACACACGCTGGTTCCGAAAGCGGAAACGGTGGTTTGCTTAACCCAGAACAGTCAGCTCGCTTCTTAGACTATATGTTCGATGCAACCGTAATTGGAAAAGTCGCACGTACAGTTCGAATGAGAGCAGACACTGCAGAGATTGACCGCATGTCAGTAGGCGAAAAGCTTATGAAGCTTGCAACAGAAGGAAATGACGATGCTTCAAACGCAGCAGTTACTTTCTCAAAAATTTCTTTAACAACAAAGAAATTGCGCCTAGATTGGGAGCTTTCAACTGAGTCTCTAGAAGACAACATTGAGGGTGCAGATCTAGAAGATCACATCGCAAGATTGATGGCAACACAAGCAGGAAACGACATTGAGGATGTAATCCTTAATGGTGTCGGCAGCGGATCAGATGCACTGTACAAGGCATTCCAAGGAGTTGTAGCTAAATCTAAGGCCAATGGCCGAGTTGTAGCTGGAGCTGGAGCCGCAGTTTCTCGTGAGATATTTAACAAAGCATTGAAAGCAATGCCACGTAAATATATGCAACGTCGTGGAGACCTTCGCTTCTTAGCAGGATCAAACCTAATTCAGGATTTCCTATATGCTAACAGCATTGGTACCAACAACACAATCCCACAAGATATCGCATCAAGCGTTATTCGTGGAGCAACACCAGGACTTGGTGGAGCAGCAGGATATGTAGCACCTTTCGCATTTGGTATTCCAATTGTTGAGGTACCACTTCTTCCTGAGACACAAACAGGTACATATGCAAGCCCATCAGGTTCACACGGAGATATCCACTTGACATTCCCAAATAACGTAGTTATTGGTATCAAGCGCGATGTAACTGTTTACCGATTCTTCTGGCCTCGTAAGGACTCCATTGAGTACACAATGTATACTCGAGTTGGCGTTCAAATCGAACAACCAGATGCTTGGGTAGTTGTAAAAGATGTTAAGGTTGCTTCTTAATTAAGAAATAATCTATTTATCTAAAGAAAAGCCTCCAATTTAATTTGGGGGCTTTTCATTTGAATTTACTAGTGATATAATTAAACGACCTAACCAAAAGGAGAACATATGTCATTCGAGACATTGAAATTATCTGAATTAAAAAAGGCAGCCGAAGACTTCGGCGTAGACGCAAGTGATTTAAAAGGAAAAGCCGACATTATTGCGGCGCTAACAGAAGACGGGGTAACCTGGGAAGTGTATAGTAAAGCAATTAAAGATGTTGAAGAAGCTAAAGAAGAAATTGAAGTATTACCAAGATTTGATTTAAATCAGGAAGTAGATCCAAATTCTTTGTTAGTTAAGATGGAAAGAGACAATCATAGATACGATGCTTTAGGATTTACTTTTACAAAAGAACATCCATTCGTTGCAATGTCTTCAGAAGCTGCTCAAGAAATTTTTGATAAGGAGGAAGGTTTTAGATTAGCTACCCCAAGGGAAGTTCAAGACTTCTACAGTTAATTTAACCTTTTAAAATGGCAGAGATTTATGTAAATAGCAGGACTCCAATAAAAAGCAAAATATATTGGGAGTCTGAACTTGTCAGCCCAGACACAGTTACAGTAAAAGTTTACGATGTTACAGAAGATCCTTCTATAGTCCCTGCCATTTCCCCAACTACAATCTTAACAACACTTACGGCCACTAGCGTAGAAACAGATTCTGGATCGTATCAAGTTATATTGCCTTTTAACTATACGGAAAGAAATAGAAGTTTCAAGCTAGTTTGGTCGTATTTAATTTCTGGAACAGAGGGATACCATGCATCATATGTCGATGTAGTCACTCCTTACATAAACATTAATGAGCATTTGCAAGATCTAAATTTCGGATCAGACCCTAGCGATCCAAATTATAAAAATTATCAAGAGATTCAATCTGCAGAGAGATATGCTAGAAAAATTATAGAAGGACATACACGTCAAGAGTTTTACTTATACCAAGACGTAGAAGTAGTATACGGATCAGACTCAGACGTATTAGTATTACCTTATAAAATAAATAAACTAAATAAACTGTATTCTAACGATATCCTTTTAATTGACAATCAATCTGTTCCTGCTGTCAACAACTGGATATTTAATCCAATTATTTCAGAAACTGGTTTTGGAATTAGAATAAATAAAACTAATTCAATAGACAATGCAGTTTATACTGCAAATGGATTTGTGCCACCTAGCGTTAATGATAGCGAAGGTTCTTTGTTTGGAAAAAATATTAGATACACAATTCATGGTGAATTTGGATGGGATAGGGTTCCAACAGAAGTTAGCCAAGCTTGTATTGAGTTAATGAAAGATTACTTTTCTAAAGATTCTGTCTGGAGAAACAAATACGCAAAAAATGTTCAAGCATTTGATTGGAAATTTGAATATAGCTCTAGCGCATATGCTGGAACTGGAAACGCCTACGCAGACCAGTTACTAAGCTCATATGTTTTAAGTAATATGGTAGTAATTTAATGATAGATTTAATACAGTC